CATTACCATATTGATCTATTGTCATGTATTTGTTCGTAAAACCAATATTTAATTCATTGTTAGACAAATAAATTTCAGTAGCTTGTGATGAATAATAAGGAGCAATATTTGTGTCCGTGAAGGAAGTTGAATTCACCAATGAACCAATTCCAAGTTGTCCGCTGGTATTAAGCCCAGTTCCTGAAACTGTTCCATTGGCATCTATGATCATCGTATGTCCGCCCCCACACGAGATATGAGATGCTGTCACGGGCGTTGCGTTCGATGTGAAGGTAATTTTGCTGTTCGTTGATCCAATCCCAATTTCTCCATAATAATTACCTCCAGTTCCTGAAACCGTTCCGTTTGTGTCTATTATCATCGTATGTTCGCTTCCGCACGCAATCTGAGATGCCGTCACTGGTGTTACATTTGAGACGAAGAAAATTGAATCATTAGTATTATTAATACCAAGTTGTCCACCGATATTTCGTCCTGTTCCCGAAACCGTTCCGTTTGTGTCTATGATCATTGAGTATCGAGGACCGCACGCTATCTTAGATGCCGACACGGGCGTTGCATTTGAGGTGAATACATACTTTTTCACACCTGGACTATCAATACCAAGTTGTCCATTTGCATTGAGTCCTGTTCCCGAAACCGTTCCGTTTGTGTCTATGATCATAGTGTGGTATGATCCACATGCAATCTGAGATGCCGTCACGGGTGTTGCGTTTGAAGTGAAGACATTTGTATTGATCGTTGATCCAATTCCAAGTTGTCCGTCTAAACTGTTTCCAGTTCCCGAAACTGTTCCGTTTGTGTCTATGATCATAGTGTGGAATAATCCACATGAAATCTTAGATGCAGTCACGGGCGTCGCATTCGAGGTGAAGGTAGTTTGACTGATCGTTCCTCCAATTCCAAGTTGTCCAGAACTATTCAGACCAGTTCCCGAAACCGTTCCATTGACATCTATGATCATCGTATGTCCGTTCCCGCATGCAACATTCGCAACGGATACACTTGTTGGAATCTGTGTAAAAGTATTATATGTGGTTTGCGAACCTACACCAAGATAACGCGTGTCACCAGTACCCCATAATATACCAGATGTATCTACCAAAGCGGTATGATTATCTCCTGCTGATATCTCCTTTATGGTAACAACCACATCTTCTCTAACAGTTATAGTATCCCCAACTTGGAGATTGCTATCAACTGTAGCGTTTCCTGTTATAGATAACGATGCTCCTGTAAGTGAACCAGTTGCCACAATATTCCCAGTGGAACTCAATGTTCCAGCCTTGATTTCTCCAGCGATGTTGGCAGAAGTTCCAGTGATAGACGTTGCCGTCAAGGTTCCGGCCTTGATTTCTCCAGCGATGTTGGCAGAAGTTCCAGTGATAGACGTTGCCGTCAAGGTTCCGGAAACAGTTGCCCATGCAGTCGTGAGTGACCCACTTATGTCCACCTTGGCGGCGCTGATCGTGCCGTCTACTGTGGCATCCCCTGTGATAGAAGCGTCGCCGATGACTGTCAAATTTTCAACGGTATCCGCAACAAGATTTGACGTTGAAATAGTCGATGCCCATATTGTCCCAGTGGTGGTCAGCCCTGTGGTCGTGATGGTTCCGGTCTTGGGGTCAGACTTTAGTTCCTTGTTGGATGTCAAATTGAAGTTCCCGTCGCTCAACTGAATGGCTCCTTTCTTTCCTGAAGCAGAGGCACTTCCTCCTCCGCCGCCAAGGTTGTTGTCTATGGAACTCATTTCCTACTAATTAAAGATATAAAAACCTTTTCAGTTACTAACGATGGACCAGTTTGATCCTCAAAATGAAAAGCATGTTCAGTGGCTAAAGGGTTCTTTTGAGAAGATGGAGTATTACACTTCACCCGACTCACAAAAGAACGGCAAGGAGTTTGTCAAGTTCGTAAACTCAAATCCATTTGGTCTATCGATCACCGCCAGTAACGTCATGGACTGGCCAATGATTCACTCGATGATTGCCACTAAGTATGCAAGAGCGGTTCTCAACGGTCAAGCTTGGACACCATAACCTGGATATTTAATATTAATTTCATTTTTAATAAATTTAGGTATTATTTTACCATATTTAGAAATATTATCAATATAAATTAGCTGATCATCGTGATTTATTTTGATAGTCACATCTAAATCACCTTTAAATGGTTTTATTGCAACTTTAATAACAGATGTCTCCATTTATTATATTGTTATATTAGTTTTCAAGCCTGGCTACCCTGATGTCATAGCCAGGAAACTTGTGACCAACTTCCGAAAGGAAATCTTCCATGATTTGAGTTCCCTGGTTTGACATAAAATCAACATAGATCATCTGTTCTTTGTGATCCACCTTGATGGGTATTCCAAGGCTTCGCATTCCATCAAAGTGGAAGGGGTTCACTGGTACTTCAATCGTAGTTGTCTCAATCATCTTGAATTACATTCCCATGTTAGTTTTAACCCTGTATCCTTTGTACATCTTCTTGGCTTTCTTGATACATTCGTCATGGAGGTCCCCAATGAAGTATCTGGACATCGTGACGATCACGATCTTTTCATCGTCGTCCACCTGGGTGTCGAAGTCTACAACCCTGATGCCCTCGAACTCCAAAGGCGAAACTTCCATGGCGATCGTCTCGTGTCTCATACTTAAAAATATAATGACTTTTATTTTTAAATATGCTCTACTACAGTTGCTTGTTCAGGAACGTGCCGCCGTACATGTTCAAGAAGCGCACTGAACTGAAAAGACCCACAAAAAGGATGATTGAAAATCCACACAAGTACGTCCATGATTGGATTGAACATGAGGAGCTTTATTCTCGTCTTCACGATCAAAAGGTTCGTGAACAAGAGAACAAACTGGATGCCATGGAGATGTTCTGTAAGGAAGAACCTCATGCTCTAGAATGTAGGATCTATGATGTTTAGTGTTGTGCCAGTGACATAGCGAATGGATTCTTGTCCAACTGGTTGACGGCAAGTCCCAGATTGTTTGTCCTGAAATCTACATTTCCCTTGTAGGCATTGTTATTCTGCTTCCAAGTGATATCGTAATTTTGACCAATGCCCTGATTTCCAGCTCCTCCTTGTACGACTGTGGAAAGACTGTCTCTGGTTTTTGTGGTCTTTCCTTGGACTTGAGTGGCCGAGCCGCGAACGTTCATGCGACCACCAGGGGGTGTATAGCCCTTGTTTCCACGCTCGACTGGACGCAAAAGGATGGTCTGTTGTGTGTTTTGATAGGCTCCCTCGAAAGAGTGAATACCAGGGGCTGCCACGTCGTTGATGCGCGATACAAAGTTCGCCTTGTTGCGGGTCGGGGTATCGTGCATTGTCGCTTCCGAGACGAATTTCTTTGGGGCGCCAAATTCGAGGCCATCCATGCGGGTAGAGGTCTCCGAACGGACCGTGGGTCGCATTGTTTTCACGTAGCTTTCGCGCTCGCGCATTCCAGTGATCATTCCACCCTGTCCCTGCGCGCGACCTCTCTCCAACGGACGCTTATCTTCGCCTCCCAAAAGTTGATAGGTTTTCTGTGGGCGATTTTGCGTGACGTTAAGACGTTCCGATCCCCGATCAACAAAGTCCTTGGCGGGACCAGATCTTCCTGGCAGGGTGGTCAGACGGTACGCACCGACGTTGTTGGGCATTACGCGGAATTCTTGCTGGTAGCCACCGTAGGCGGGAACGTTAGCCGGCACGCCCAGTCCTGGTCCGACGAACCTCCTTTCCACGGAAGTAAGGTTGTTCATGCGACTCGATACATTTTGGCGATCGTACAAGTTATAAACAGGCTGACCAAATGGGAACTGCACATTGGGAGCGGTATCCTGAAGGGTCGCCACAACCTCCTTTTTCGGGTTGATGACACCACCCATTGGATTTTCTGGGTTATACGTTCCTGTATAAAGATCTGTAACGGCAGTCAAACCCTGACCAGGTGTGTTGATATTTCTGGCAAAATGAGGCAACTGTTGTCTTTCACGACTGGGCAACGGTGCAGAAGCAAAACCTTCTTTGCGGTCACTGCTGGCAATTTGACGACCTGCCACAGCAATCCCTAACAAGGCCACAAGACTCAATGGGTCCATATTAAAACTAGAGTAGATTTAAATTAGGCTGGATAACGACGATCAAAAACGGCGTTCTGAACATTCGCCCGGCTGCTCGTGGGATCCCATGAACGGGCTCGAAGTGGCACCGAGCATGCCATATCCTGCGAAGGGAAATCGTATCCACGTCCCTGGTATCCCTTCTTGAAGAATGTGGTAGACTGGGGTCGGAGCATATCTTCAACCATGATGAGTGACCCAGGAGCCCCCTTACCAGCCATATAGGGCGAGGTTCCGTATAGGGGCGTAGAGGCGCGACCCGAACCAGCATAATTGAGGTTGCTGATTACTGGAGGTGCCATTACATGATCATAGGCGCAATCCACTGGAAGACTTTCTGGGTCCAAAAGAACATTGGATGTATTAAGCTGATAAGCCATATTACTATCACTGAAGATTTTAAACACTGCCGCCGAAGGTACCCCTGAGTTGTTGAAGTTCGGGCATCCTGGACTGACCAAACATGGACCCGTCGTTGGGGTAGCACGACCCACCGTCCGAACGACACACCTTGTCTACCACTGGACCGTATGCCGCCTTGGCGAATCCAGATTGGTCATTTGGAATGGTCGTAGAAGGCATGCTGTAAAATGCACGGAACGCTTGATTTCGGCTCGAATAGATGTCTGCCTGATCTGTGGGGGTGCCCTCGTTCAAGAATGCCTTGACCTTATCCTTGACTGTAGGATAATAGCATGCCGCTGGCCGCTTGGGATTGTCCACATAGTCCGAAAGAAGTACGTTTGCCATGGGATTGTCCTTTGTCGGCTGCGTGCACTTTTGTCCTGGAGTGTTTGCGTTATAATGAACGCCTTCATCTTCGAAAGAAGCTGGTCTCATGCCTTCCTTGACCCCGCCGGCCAAAAACATAGAAGCCATTACCATAATAACCGTGAGACCAAGATAAAGAACTCTGATGTCATGATTGATAATATAAAGGATCGCCATGGTGTAGAGAATGAATCGAGTGGCAGCATTAAGTCTCTCGACTGGGTTTTGTCTGGCCAAGGGCCAAAAAATCAATACCTTATTCTTTGCAAATAGATGCAATGGATTTCTAAACCACGGTTGTTCCATTCTTATTTATTAACTAGTTATTTTTTTCACTCGGGTGTCTGCTGAAGAATTTTAGTAAGGTTCTTCATCATGGGACCCAAAGCACTCATGATCTTATTCTCGTCAAGCCCGCCCTGACCGTCTCCGAACTCCTGTTCGACCTTTGCGGTCATCTCTTCCATCATCTCGGGTTTCAACAGATTTCCCAAAAGTCCGGCCAAAGGATTGTCATCGCCGTTCGGGCCCTGGGGTGCGAAAAGTTGATTAATCTTCTCTGGAGAAAAGTCCATCTGAGTTTGTCGGGATGCCTGAATCTCCTCTTCGCTGACATTATTTCCAAGAACATAGAGTCCCTGAACGTACTGCCAGATCGCTGAGCGGCTTTTATCCGAAAGCTCGGACTTCCACATAGACTCGAGATCGAGCGTCTTCAAAATTCCATAGCTACGTGAAAGTTCCTCGAAGATGCGCTCATCTTGATTGCGAATGAGGTCCTCGTGGGGCTTAACATTCTTCATAAACGTTTCCAGGCAGACACCAGGATCCTTCTTGATCAGCATACTGACCGTATTCCTGTAGGTCTTTACAATGGTGTTCTCTGGGAACGTGTGGGCCAACTCATCCACAAACTGCAACAGAAGCTCGTTAAATGTGTCTACACTGGCCATTTCGTATTACTTCATTAGAGTAAAATCTTTAACTACATACCGCGACTAATCTCTGGAAAAGGAGTTTCATAGATCTCTTCGCGTTGTGAAATTCCCATGTATACAATGAAACCCACCAATATGGCGTTTAGAATAGCTGGCTTGATCATGTCAGCATTCCTAGGAGGTGCCTCGCGATTGAGACGTGCCACCAACTGGATGTATCCCATTGTGATAACCGCACCAGCCAGAGCAGCAATAAGAGGGTTCTTGAGAGAATCACTGATCATTATTAAATAAAGTAGATTTTAGTATGTTTAACGGTTCGCACCAGGGTTGATAGAGAAATCCTCCTCTTGATCCATAGATGGTCCAGGTGAAGGATCTGACCTTTTAATCAGATTTTCCTTGAAAGTAAAGTTTTTCGTTTCTTCCATGGGTTCCTCATCTGGCATGGTGGGTCCCTCATCTGGCATGGGAGGAGGTACACCTTCACCGTGATCAACCACCTCTGCATCTTCATTTTCCGTCTCTTCTGGAACGGGAAGTTCGCCATCACCAGGAAATTCTTCATCACCAAGTTCTGCGGTGTGGGCTTCTTCTGATTCTTCCTGGAGTCTTTCCATTGGATTCTTGTGCAGGTAGGTCTTCAATATCTGGTTGATCGGGAGCATTTCCTTAACGGTTTCCTCGACCACACCGTCCATCCTCCTGATAAGGTCCTTGCGGCGATCGTTTCGGCTCACAATCTCTTGATAGATATAAGGGTCTTCATAGATTCGCTTGGCGACGTTCGTGTAAACACCCAGTACGAACACGTCGTTGGTGGGAATCTTGAGAGAAACTTTTCTGGAATCCTTGGAGAGTCTGACCGATGAAATGATCTTGACCGTGGCCACAAAGACTGCTGCGACCATCTCGTCCAGACATCCTCCACAACGATCCACACATTTTCCCACCTCGGTATCGATCTGGTAATTATTCCACTGAGGAATCTTGGCCAGCTTATCCTGGAATGCTTTTAGTGCCTGTTTTCCTTGCGTTTCCGTCCTGGCATCCGCATAGAGAGTGTCCATGCAGTCCAAGGCACTTGGCAAAATAGTGGACGAAAGTTGACTCAGAAGTTCCTTCTTGGCTTCCACAAGAACATTAAGGTTATTGTCCATAGTTACTGATAAAACGTATTT